AAATACGTTCGGCGAAATCTTCGTCGATTGCCTTCTTTCGTTCTTCGCCCAGATCGCGAATTTTTTGTTTTTCTTCGTTGAATGTTTTCGGATCCGTCAATTCAATCTTTTGCGTTGACAATTCGCGATTCAATTTTTCAATGTCACGCGTCAAGTCCTGAAGAAGTTCGCGTTGTTTTTGGCCTAAATTAGACGCGGACTTTGCGACGTTATTATTTACAACCGCCGTTTTTTGTGTTGATTGCGCCGCCGTTGTTGCAAGTTTGTCAATTTCGCGTTGTGTTTCCGACAACGACTTTTCGTTTTGATCAAGTTGCGCGTCAATCACGTTTCTTGTTGAACGCGCGGCGACCGCAATGTCGGCCGTTTGTTCGATGTATTCGTCGGCCGTGATTTTTCCGGCTTTTCTTTGTTGTTCAAGAAGTTCAGTTCGACGTTTTGCCGTTGCGTCAATTTGATTTTGCGCTTCTTTTTCAACTTGCAATTGTTCACGTTGTTGTTCAAGAGCAAGTTTTTGTTCTGAAAGTTTTACAATCGCGTTTCGAACGGCTTCGGCTTGTGCGGCCGCCTTGATTGAAGTTGCAAGTCTTTGATAAGTTGAATCAAGCGCGGAAATGAATTTCGTTTCGTCCGAAATATTTTTCAAAGTTGTTCCATATTTCGAATTTAATTGATCAATCAATTTTTGACGTTCAGTTGAACCGTTGTTCGATTTCTTAATTTGTGAAACCAACGATTCAAGTGACGCGATTTCTTTCGCCGTTTCCGCGTTTGTTTCTTTTTGCGATTGCGACAACGCCGTTTGAGAATTCAAAAGTTGTTCGGTTGCGCCGGTCGATTCTTCAACCGAATCCCCGAAGTCTAAAAAGAACGCCGCCGCCGTTGCCGCAAGTGACGCAATTAAACCCAAAGGATTCGAACGCAAAACCGCGTTGAATCCACGCGTCGCGGCCGTTGCCGCGTTTGTTGCGAATGTTTGCAAAGTGATTTGACGCGTCAACAATCCAGTAATTCCGGCCGCCGTTCTTTTGATTCCGTTTCCGATTGCCGTCGCAACCGTCAACGCGCGTTCACGCGCAATCGAAATCAATTTTTGAGCGTTTGAAATCAATTCGGCCTGAATCGCTTTGTTTTGTTGTCCGACATAAAACGCAACGGCCGCGCCTAATAAAGTCAATGTTCGGCCGTATTCCTGAACAAAGGCCGGAATTTGACCGATTGCGTTGATAAAATTGAACGCGCCGGAAACAACGTTTTCGAAAACTGGAAGTAAACCTTCGCCGACGGTTCGTTTTAACTTTTCAAATTCGCCTTCAAGAGTTGACAAACGTCCGGCCGTTGATTGTGAAAGACGTTCCGTCAATCCGGCGAAACGTCCGCCTTCGCCGGTCAACGATTTGAAACCTTCTTCAAGATTCGCGAATGAAATCCGTCCTTCGGATCCAAGTTTTTTCACTTCAGATTCGGAAACGCCCAATTGTTTCGCGAATTCGCCAATGATCGGAACGCCGGCTTCGGTCAACTGGTTGATGTCTTCAGCAAAAAGAACGCCTTGAACACGCGCCTTTCCATAAATGACCGCAAGTTCGTTGAAGTTCTTTCCGGTTGCGGCGGACACGTCACCGATTCGTTGAAGTGCCGTTGTTAAATTGTCAACCGGTTCGCCGAACGCAAGAAGGGCCTTTCCGGCCTGATTCACTTCTTCAGGCGTGAACGGTGTTTCAATCGAAAACTTTTCAAGGTCCGCGAAGACTTCTTTCGCTTTTTCCGCCGAACCAAGAAATGTTTCAAGTGAAATTTGAACCTTTTCAAAGTCCGCGACGGCCGTGATTGCGCCTTTTCCGAAATCAATTGCGGACGCGGCGACGGATATTCCACCAAACGCGGCGGCCGCGCCGGTTAAAGTTTTTCGAAGTCCTGAAATTTGATTTTCCGCGCCTTTTGCGGCCGGTCCCAAAGTTCCAAGTCCGGACTTGATCGCGTCCAGTTCACGACGAAGTTGACCGGTGTCGGCCTGAATTCTGAACAATACATTTTTAACGTCTTCGGCCATTATTTTAATTTTTCAAGTTGTTCGTTCTTTTCGTCAACGATCCGGAAGAAGGTCGCAACGGTTTGATAATATTCGTCAATTGAAAGTGATTCAAGTGTTTTCATTTCGGACGGTTTGTTGTCGCAAAGAATTTGATTGACATAATTTATTTGATCAATGTATTTTCCGACTTCAATCGACGCAAAAGTCGGACGAACCTTTGATTTGCCGTCAACGTTGTTTTCAAATAATCTTGAATATCGTTGACGGATAATTCCGAAAACTTGATTGTGTGTTCGAACGCCTTTTGCAAAAAAAAATCGAACGTCTTCGGATCATTCTTCATTTTTTCGGCCTTCTTTCGTTTCCAGACTTCAGAAAATTCCGATTCGTCTTCGCCGTCAATAACGAAGTAACACGTCGCAAGTTCGATCATTGTCGATTCTTCGCCGATGTAATCAAGTCGAAATTCAATTTCGGCCAAAACATTAAAAAGTTCGACAATGTTCCCAGAATTCGCGTGTCGCTTCATTGCTTCAATTAAGATCGTCAATTGATCTTTGTTCATGTTCATTTCGGCGAACCGCGTCGCAACTTCGGCGGAAATTGCGCGTTTTGCGGACATTGTCAAAGGATTCGCGAATTCGAACCATTTGACGCCGTCGGAATCGGTGAAAACGTGATTCAACGGAATTCTGGATCCGGTTCCTTTTGCCGGTTGTTCTGATTTTTTGGACTTGCGAAATATTGAAATCATTTCTTCTTTGTTTTGGTTTTTGTTCCATTCGCGGCCTTCATTTTGTTAATCGACGCCGTACAAATTGCATAAGCGGACGATTCGGATTTTCCTTGTTTGATCACGTCTTTGACGCAACGTTCTAATTTTGCCGGCATGATTTGAAGTTTTTTTTCACTTCAAAAATAATCATTTCAGTCGAACAAAGTCGTTGTGAAAAGTCCAAATGAAATAACGAAAACAATCAAGTAAGTGCGTTGACTTCGAATCCTTTGTTTTGTCAATGTCACCGTGTTCGTCGGCTTCGACGTTCTGAAGATCGTGAATCAAGAATTGACACGACGCGTCGATCAAAAGGTCTTCATGTTTCTGAAGAATCGAATTGATCAACACGCGCGAATTTTTGATTGACGGATTGACCGAAGGGACCTTGAAGGCCGACTTCGGTAGATCCAGTTCGTCGCGAATAATTGTGTAGTAATTCAACACGCCTTTTGTCATTGCGGACCGATTCGCGCCGGACGCGTCACCGGTGACAATGAAAAGACGGTCGCCAAATTCGGACCGTATCGTCGAACAAAGTTCATAAATGTCCGAATTCCGAAGTCTAAATTCGCGAAGAATCCGAATCTTGTTCTTGAATGTTTGACCGGCGACACAAGTGATCGGATCGACGTTGAAGTCGAACGAAAGAATGATCGGTTCGGACTTTTCGATTTCAAGGTTCGGTTTGACGGTTTTGAACTTATTGAAACCATAAGCGAACGGACGATCAACGTCAACGACGTCCCAGTCACCGTTCACAAAGACGGCGCGTGTCACGTCGTCAAGGTTTTCCATTGCGGCGACATATTCGTCCGGAAGGTCTGGATTGTCCGACATTAACGCGCGTTTGTAGAAATACGACGGACGAAGTGTTCCATTCAAAGAAGGTTCGTGAAATTCTTTCTTCGTCCACGTTTGCGACGGATTGCATGTCAACAAGATTAATCGCGGCGGCTGATTCGGCAAAATGTGACGTCCGACGCGAAGTTTGCATTTTTCAAATGTCTTTTTCTGGACTTCTTGCGCTTCTTCGATCAAGAAGAAGTTCGTTTCAAGTCCGTCGAATCGTGTCAAATTTTTATCTTGATTGAAGTTTTCAGGAAAAAATTCAAGTGTTGAACCATTTGTGAACGTGACAATGTGATCGGTTTGATGATAATTCCGAATAAATGATTTCGGGCAAAGTTTGAAGAACGTTTGAATCGTTGTTCGCTTCAGGGACGGCAAAGATTCACGAATGACATGCGAACGCGAATTCGGATAAATCTTCGCCAACAAGATCAACGTCGCAATTGAAACGTACGATTTGCCGCCACCGGCCGCGCCACCGAAAAGAAGACATTCATATTTTCCGGAAAATACCGCTTCAATGAATTCAAGTTGTTTCGGGTGTGGACTGAAGGCGACATTCATTCAAACTTCGATTTGTTGACGACATATCTTCGAACGTTGTTCAGGAATTCAAATTGATTGTCAAGTTCGTCAAAATCGAATTCGGCTTGTTTGACCGTTTCGATTCGTTGATTCAAATGATTCAAAACTTCTTCTGAAGTTGCGAATCGTTCGAACAATCGGTCCGCGTAATTTGCGACGTCTTCAAGGTAGTTCATATTTGCCGAAAAAAGGTTTTGACGAAACCGATTTGTTTCCTTCGCATGACCATAATTGTCGCGCCCAAAAGTTCGCCGAAGTTTTGTCGTTTGCGCCTTTTATCTTTTCAGATCGCGCACAATAAGCGTCACCGGCCTTCGTGTTCGGTTTTATTCGATAACCGGACGCGCCGAAATTGATTGTTTTTCCTTCGACTTGAACCGCGTATTTTTTGCCTTTGACGTTTGAACGTTTGATTTCCATTTCACGAAATTAC